AATGGGCGGATATGGTCCTCTTCTGTAATTATAAGACGATGGTTGTCAACGTGGATGGACAAGGCGCCCAGAAGGGCAAGAACAAAGCTCAGGGCGGCAGACGTGTTATGTACACGACCCATCACTCTTGCTGGGATGCTAAGAACCGGTATGGGCTCCCTGATGAAGTTCCATTTGAATATGATGCCGTTCGTCACATTGTTGAAGAATCAACAGGTCCAGCAACACCTGCAAAGGAAGAGCGAAAAGCAGCCCCATCCACTTCACAGACGAGGCAGGAAGAATCCGGGAGTACAGTAAGTAAAAGCATTCAGGAGCCTCCAAAGGAAGAGAAGGCAGATCCACCGATGGAAACAAAGTCAGAACCTGTGACTCCTCCGGATGTGAAGGTTGACGAGAGGATCCCGAAAGCCCTTCGGGATCTGATGATCAATAATCAGGTTGACGAGTGGGACATCCAGAATGTTGTGGCTGCCAGGGGATACTTCCCCGCAGATATGGCGGTCGCTGATTATCCTCCGGATTTTATTGCCGGAGTATTGGTGGGAGCCTGGGATCAGGTGTTTGGCATGATCAAAGAAATGAAAGAAACTGACAGCTTGGTATTTAATTAAGGAGGTAACGATTTATGAGTGAAGAAATTGGAAGAGAAATAGGCTGGGACGATCAGATCGAAAACGAAGGTCAGGAGTACGAGCCCTTACCAGAAGGAATATATGAGTTTACTGTGGCCTCTATGGATCGGGGCAGATTCGCAGGAAGCGCCAAGATGGCAGCCTGCAATATGGCTAACATCGATTTACTGATTAAGGATGCAGATGGCAATGATCGTCATATGTTTGATAGCCTGTACCTTAATTCAAAGGCTGAATGGAAGTTAAGTCAGTTCTTCCTTTGTATTGGTCAGAAGAAGAAAGGGGAGCCTTTAAAGCCTAACTGGAATACGGTTCCTGGCTCTACCGGAAAACTGGAACTGTACATAGATGAGTATAAGGACAAGGAGGGAAAGACCAGGAAGAATAATAAGGTTTCCAAATACCTTCCTTATGAGCCTAAACAATTTAAAGCGGGGACATTTTAACTATGGAGCTTAGACCATATCAGTCAGAGGCAAAGGCTGCTGTTTTTGAAGAATGGGACAAGGGCGTCAGACGGACGCTCCTGGTCCTCCCCACCGGGTGCGGTAAGACAATCGTATTTGCCAAAGTTACAGAGGATTGTGTCCGAAGGGGGAACCGGGTGTTAATCCTGGCTCACCGTGGGGAGCTATTGGATCAGGCTGCTGATAAGATCGGAAAAGCAACGGGCCTTGGGTGCGCTACCGAGAAGGCAGAGGAAACCTGCCTGGGGAGTTGGTTCCGGGTTGTAGTCGGATCCGTCCAGAGCCTAATGAGAGAAAAGAGATTAAAACAGTTCCCGGTGGATTATTTCGACACCATCATTATCGACGAAGCACATCATTGTTTATCTGACAGTTACCAAAAGATTCTGGATTATTTCAAAGGGGCCAATATACTGGGTGTCACAGCCACACCGGACCGGGGCGATATGAGAAACCTGGGTGAATGCTTTGACAGTCTGGCCTATGAATACACGCTACCCAAAGCAATTAAGGCCGGGTTCTTAGCCCCAATCAAAGCCCTCACCATTCCCCTGCAGCTTGATCTTTCAGGAGTTGGTATGCAGTCCGGGGACTTTAAATCCGGAGATCTCGCAACGGCCCTGGATCCATATCTGTATCAGATTGCAGATGAAATGGAAAAACACTGCAGGGATCGGAAGACCGTTATATTCCTTCCTTTGGTAAAAACAAGCCAGAAATTCCGGGATATCTTGAATGAAAAGGGATTTAAGGCTGCCGAGGTAAACGGCGACAGCAAAGACCGTGCGGAGGTCCTGGCAGCCTATGAACGAGGAGATTATAACGTTCTCTGCAACTCGATGCTTCTTACGGAAGGCTGGGACTGTCCAAGTGTAGATTGCATTGTGGTCCTACGGCCGACGAAGGTCCGTAGCCTTTACAGCCAGATGGTAGGGCGTGGTACCAGATTATTCCCAGGGAAAGACCATTTATTATTATTAGACTTCCTATGGCACACGGAACGCCATGAACTATGCCATCCTGCAAGCCTGATCTGCCAGGATGAGGAAGTGGCCCGGAAAATGACCGAGAACATCGAAAAGGCCGGCTGTCCTATGGATATTGAAGAGGCTGAAAAACAGGCGGCAGAAGATGTTGTCGCTCAAAGAGAGGAAGCTCTTGCAAAGCAGCTTAAGGAAATGAGAAACCGCAAAAAGAAGCTGGTGGATCCGCTGCAATTTGAAATGAGTATTCAGGCAGAGGATTTGTCAGGATATGTACCGGCCTTTGGCTGGGAAATGGCGCCACCATCAGACAGCCAGAAAAGAGAGCTTGAAAAGCGTGGGATCCTCCCTGATCAGATCGACAATGCAGGAAAGGCTAGTCTCATCCTGGACCGTTTACACAAGCGTCAGGAAGAAAATTTGAGTACACCAAAGCAGATCCGCTGCCTGGAAAAATACGGATTCCAGCATGTTGGAACTTGGAACTTTGTTTCTGCTAAAAACATGATTGACCGTATAGCGGCGGCAGGTTGGAGGGGCGCACCCTCTGGCGTGAATCCGCAGGAATATATACCGGAATAAGGAGACTTGAAACATGGATAGTACATACGACCTCATGGAGGTCCTAAATCATATAGACCCCTCAGAGCTTTCATATCAGGACTGGATTAATGTCGGCATGGCTCTGCAGCATGAAGGGTATTCCGTTGATGTGTGGGACCGTTGGAGCATGAATGACCGGCGCTATCACGCAGGGGAATGTGAGAAGAAATGGCGGGGCTTCCACGGGGCCGGTACTCCGGTTACAGGTGGAACCATTGTCCAGTATGCCAGGGATCAGGGGTGGACACCTCCCTATGATCCCGGCACTGCCCTTGACTGGAACGACACTATTTCCGTTGAAGGTGTTGTTGTTGATAAGAATTGGGTGGAGGGCCGTGAAGTTATAGAACCGAAACAATGGGATCCGGCAAGGGAGCTCATTAAGTACCTGGAAGCCCTTTTCGAAGCAGGGGAAAATGTCGGCTATGTAGTAAAGAGCTGGAAAAAGGAAGAAGAAAACAAATGGGTACCAGCAGACAGTGGAACTTGTGACAGAACCGCAGGTCAGCTTGTTGAACTCTTGTCACAGTGCAATGGGGATATAGGCAGCGTGCTTGGTGACTATGATCCAGAAGGTGGAGCGTGGATCCGATTTAATCCCATGGACGGAAAAGGGGCTAAAAACGAGAATGTAACTGATTTTAAGTATGCCCTGGTTGAATCGGACTCCATGGAGATTGAAAAGCAGCACGCCATTATCCGGGAACTGGAATTACCGGTTGCCTGTCTGGTGCACAGCGGAGGAAAGAGTCTCCACGCCATTGTAAGGGTTGACGCCGTAGACTACACAGAGTACCGGAAGCGAGTGGATTATCTCTACGATATCTGTAAGAAAAATGGACTTGCTATTGATCAGCAGAACCGGAATCCTTCCAGGTTATCCAGAATGCCAGGCGTCATGCGAGGTGGTCAGAAGCAGTTTATCGTTGACACTAATATTGGTAAAGAGAGCTGGACGGAGTGGAAGGAATGGATCGAATCCATCAATGATGATCTTCCGGATCCGGAAAGCCTGGACGATGTATGGGAGAACCTTCCGGAGTTGGCACCGACCCTGATTGACGGCCTATTACGGCAAGGGCATAAGATGCTGATTGCTGGCCCCTCCAAGGCAGGGAAATCGTTTCTACAGATTGAAATGTGTATTGCTATAGCTGAGGGAAAACAGTGGCTTAATTGGGCTTGTACGCAGGGGAAAATCATGTATGTAAACCTGGAGCTTGACCGGGCCAGCTGCCTCCACCGTTTTAAAGATGTATATCAGGCGCTTGGGTGGCAGCCTAAGAACCTTAAAAATATTGATATCTGGAACTTAAGAGGAAAGTCCCGGCCCATGGACAAGCTGGCTCCGATGCTGATCCGTAGAGCAGCGAAAAAGAATTACATAGCTATTATCATTGACCCGATCTACAAGGTTATCACTGGTGATGAAAACAGCGCCGATCAGATGTCTAATTTCTGCAATCAGTTTGACAAGGTATGTACAGAGCTGGGAGTGGCGGTGATCTACTGCCATCATCACAGCAAGGGAAGCCAGGGCGGAAAGAAATCCATGGACCGGGCCAGCGGGTCTGGTGTATTCGCCAGGGATCCTGATGCGCTTATTGATCTTATTGAACTAGAAACAACCGAAGAGCTGATGAAGCAACAGGAGAATCGGGCAATATGTGACGCCTGCAGGCAGTACCTTGATGCACATTTCAAGTGGGAGGACGACCTTTCTCAGGATGATTTATGTAGTAGCTATCAGATGTTGGAGTACTGCAAAGAGAAGTTGGAAAAGTGGCAGATGGCGGTCCTAGAGCGTAATATCGAAGCAGCAAAGGCTAAGGTAAAGGGTATGACCGCATGGCGTATCGAGGGGACCCTAAGAGAGTTTTCCAAGTTCGATCCGCAGAATCTATGGTTTAATTATCCGGTTCACACGCTGGATCATTCTGGAGTCCTGGGAGATATTCAGCCAGAGGCGGAGCAGGCGCCGTGGCAAAGGGGAAGCGCAAAGAATAAAAAGAACGCCAAAAGCCGAAAAACAGATCGAAAAGTAGCCCTCGAAGAAGCAATCGAGGGGAGCAATTTTGGAGAAAAACCATCCGTAAATGATGTAGCGGAATATCTTGGAGTTTCAGAGAGAACGGTCCGAGACAGGGTAAAAGAGCATGGTGGATACATAATTGAAGATGGTCTTATTCAGAAAAATGATGAAAAGCAAGGCACGGGAAAGCCTGAATGATAAGGAATCCCCGTCAGGAGATAAATTGCGGGGAATACTTAAATACAGACTTCCCCGTTAAAAGGTTAAATGTGCGGGGAAGTCTTAAAATCAGGAATCCCCGGAGTGCGGGGAAGACACATATATAAATATATATTTTTTCCCCGTTGCACGTGGTCATGGGGTAGGAAAGGACGGGTCTAAGTTGACACCCGTCCCCTCCCTTCCCCTTCCCATGACAGGGCGAATTTCAAAAGCAAGAGTAATTTAAACGTTAAAGATTTAGAGAGGTAAAGTTAATGGTGATTGATTTTTTCATGGTCATGAAAAAGGTCCCCACTGTGACCCACCAGGAAAAGCAAGTTCATGTGGTAAATGGGAAGCCGGTCTTTTATGAGCCAGAAGAACTGAAAGCAGCCAGGGCGAAACTACAGGCACACCTGGGGCAGCATGTCCCGGAAAAAAGGTTCACTGGACCTGTGAGGCTAACAACGTGGTGGTGCTTCCCTGTTACTGGCAAACATAAGAACGGGGAGTATAAAACCAGCAAGCCTGACACAGACAATCTGGTAAAGCTTCTTAAGGACGTTATGACAGAGCTACACTTCTGGAAAGATGATGCACAGGTGGCGTCGGAAGTGATTGAAAAGTACTGGGCGGATCTCCCTGGCATTTATGTGAAGGTGGAAAGCCTATGACGGATCAGGAAGTACAGAAAGCCTTTGATGAGGTGTATAACAAGTTCTGGCTCAATTATCATAATAAGCCTATTCCGAAACAGTCTGACGAGTGGGAAAGGTGCCATACCTGGGCGGTAGTCCTGATGAAGAAATATCCCTTCATGGAGCAGCTGGTAGCGGAAATGATGGCAGAGATTGACCAGAGAATGAGACAAAGAGTAAACGCTTGAAAGGAGAGCAATGAAAGAAGTTTGTGGAAATTGTAGATATAAAAACCGGGGTAGCTTAAGATACCCGTGCAGCACCGGAGTGTACCAGCTTTATCACTCACATAGATGCTTCATGTGGAGAAAGAGAGCATGGTGGCAGCGTTTGGCCGAGAAGATTTTGAGCAGAAAAGGGTGAGCTAATGAAGTCATTATTACATTATCCCGGAGGCAAGAAACGGATCGCTTCCTGGATAATCGGAAATATGCCCGAGCATCACAGCTATTTAGATCCGTACTTTGGGGGAGGGGCTGTCCTTTTCGAGAAGCCCCCTTCCAAGATTGAGACAGTGAATGATCTTGACGGTGATGTGGTTAATTTCTTCCGGGTGATCCATGATCCGGAAAGCTGTCAGGAGTTGCAGCGCTGGCTTACATATACGCCGTATTCCAGACAAGTCTATGAGGAAACCTTTCAGAAAGGGCCCCAGTCCCCAGTGGAGCAGGCAGGATACTTTGCAGTAAGATCCATGCAGAGCCACGGATTTAGACTGAATGGGGATTGCGGTTGGAAGAAAGACGTACAAGGCAGGGAAGCGGACTATGCGGTACAGTACTGGAATCAGTTGCCGGAATCATTGGGAGAAATGGCAACCAGACTGAAAGGTGTTCAAATTGAAAACAGACCGGCATTGGAGCTGATCAGAGCCTTTGACCATGAGAATGTCCTGATCTACCTGGATCCGCCTTATGTATTATCCACACGGGGCCGGAAACAGTATCGGCATGAAATGTCTGATCAGGATCATGAGGAGCTGCTGGAGAAGGTAATCCGCAGCCGGGCTAAGGTTATGCTTTCCGGATATGATTGTGAGTTGTATGAGCGGTATCTGAAGGACTGGCATAAACTGCAGATGCCGGCCAGGGCGCAGAATAATCTTAGACGAGTGGAAACGTTGTGGCTGAACTTTGAACCGGCGGAGCAGATGAGGTTGGAGTTATAGGCAGGCCGGGAAGCGAGTGCGCCGGTGCTGATGCCTGCTACGTAAGACCCATATTTAACTGAATAACAGGAAAGGAGTAAGAGGTTTGCTGCGCAGCGAGAAAGCGATAGCACAGACCAAGAACAGAGAAACAGAGCCATCGGGATTAGGGTGGGAGTTATTTGAGAATTACATTATAGGGCTGGAAAAGTACCAGCCAGATTATTTCCTTTACGAGAATAATAAATCCATGTCACCAGCAATCAGGGATCAGATCACAAAGGAGTTGGGTGTTGAACCGATATTAATTAATTCCTCCTTAGTATCAGCGTAAAACCGTAATAGGCTGTACTGGACTAATATTCCGGGCGTGACACAGCCAGAAGATAAAGGGATTTTGTTGAAAGATATTCTGGAAACCGGAATGGCATGGAAGGAAAAAAGTTATACATTAGATGCAAATTATTATAAAACTGCCGGCACTTACAACCCAAAAAGTCAGCATTCATATTCCAGGCACATGGCGGCAGAACCAGTGCGCATTGGAACGATCGAAAGTGAAGCACAGAATACTGATTTTGATAGCCAGCAGTATAGAGTATATTCACCAGATGGTAAGTCGGTCACTCTTTGCGGAAATGGTGGAGGAGTAGGTGCAAAGACTGGATTATATGCAATACCTCACAGAATAGCGGAATTTGGTAAGACAGGAGGCCAAGGACAAAGGATATACGATATAAATGCAAAAGCCGTAGCAATAAGGGCAAGCGGTTGCATGGAAAGCATTGCAATACCATGCAGTGGAAAGGATTATCCAGTTTATGAGGTGGTAAATGGACAAATAACCATTAAAGGTGAGCAGTATCCGATAAAGTTACCCGATGGATATTACATAATCCGTAAATTGACTGTAAAAGAGTGCATGAGATTGCAGACCGTTCCAGATTCGTATATCTTCCCGGTCAGCAACACACAGGCTTATAAAATGCTGGGGAATGGTTGGACAGTTGATGTAATAGCCCATATTCTTTCCTTTGTTCCGGGAATCACAACGGAAGAGGTAAGCGTAATGTCAATGTATGACGGCATGAGCTGCGGACATATAGCCTTGGATAAACTGGGGGCGAGAGTTGGCAAATATTATGCAACGGAAATAGATAAGTACGCCATACAGACGGCCCGTGAGAATTATCCAGAAATGATACATTTGGGTGATGCTTACCAGGTGAGAAATGAAGATTGGTATATCGTGTAAATTAGCATTTCCCGGAGTACCGGGAGAAGGGAGAAAAGCAGTGGGTTTACGCAGGATTGTGTATTACACCATCGAGTGTAACAAATGTAAATCACCAGTAGAAGATTATGCTGGAGAATTAACCGAGCGAAATAAAGAGAGTATAAAAAGCATCGCTAAAAGTTACGGATTTGTCCAGATGAATAAAGATACTTGGATTTGTCCTGAATGTGCAAAGCACTTAAACTGAAATTAGAAAGACAAGTAAATAGTACATTGACAATCGAATATGATAGTTGGATAATTAAAAGAAAAAACGGAGGGGAAAATGAGCAGTGAATCAATAATATGTCCAGTTTGTGACTCAAGTGCTTATGGGACTACAAACAGAGATCCGTTCAGAACATTTGTTCAATGTCCAGTTTGTGGTAGATTTGAGTATACTATGGAGGAGGGTTTAACTAGATTCAATTTGAATCATCTAGCATCTTATTTTACCTATAATGGTTTTAAAAATGGTGGTATGGATTACACTGAATATAGATATTTTACAACAATGAGTAAAGACAAGTGTGATGAGTATAGAGCCGAATTCAATAAAGGTAATACGGAAAAAGGACATCCTGTACATCTTTCAGTGGAGAATGTTGAAAATTGGTACCCTAAAAGATTAACAGATAAAACCGATTTAATTGTTTCTTTTTTGAATAACAAGTCAAGTTATATTGGAGAAACAATTATATTAAATAAAGAAATTATATTAGGTTGCTTCTTTTTGGATAGGCACAAATATGATTCGTCTGGTAATTGTACTAGATATACTGAAGAACTAAAGGAACAAGTATTGTACATGTATAAATATCTTACTGAAAGTAATCTAATTGAGCCTTTAACTTCTTGGACTGGCGGCTTTTATGGAAGACCAATGCAACTTACAACTGAAGCATACTCAAGAATAGACAGACTAGAAAAGCATAATACACATGGGAAAAGTGTACTTGTGGCAATGCAATTCGGAGAAGAAACAAGAAAACTTAGAGAGTCTATTAGAAAAGGAATAACCGATTCAGAGCATACCCCTATATTTATCGACGAAGTTGAACATAATGATTTTATTACGCCAGAGTTATTAAAGTACATAAGAGATAGTAAGTTCCTTGTAGTCGATTTATCACATCAGAATAATGGTGCATATTTTGAAGAAGGTTATGCAATGGGGCTGGGAAAGCCAATAATACAGCTATGCAAAAAAGGCGTGGATTTACATTTTGACATAGCACAAAAAAACACCATTATGTGGAAAGATGAGGAAGATATTCCGTTAAAATTAAAAAATAGAATAATAGCCACAATAGAGTAGAGTTTAAACCAACTATCAATATTCGATGGTTGGTTTTTTATTGCGAAAAAGGAGGGAAAGATTGAGAAAATCACCAAAAGAGCGCCGGGATCAGTATGTGCAAGCGCAGAGTATAACCACGGCAGAGGCTGCTATAGCAGTAAAGGCGCAGCCTGCCATGGCCTTCTCTGCAACACATCCGGCTTATACATATACAAGCTTATGCCCGGATCCGGCACGCCGGGAGCCGCCAGAGCATAGAAAGGAGTCAGATCATGAAGTTGAAATATCTTTATGCAATGTATGACAACGGGGAGATTCAAGGGGAATGCACCTCCAGGGAATGGGCGGAAATGCTACATGTATCTGTACACCTTGTAAGAGATTATGCCCGTGAAGGACGAGCCTACAAAGGCCGGTATACGTTCAAGGCGGTACAGGAGGACGATGTAGGGGATAAACGGCAGGTGAATGCGGTAATTACGGCACTAGATCTGGCAGAATTTAAGCGGTCATTGAAGGTCGGGACCAAATTTGTCTACGAGAGTTTCCGCAAGGACTTTGTCAGGGGAACACGGATTGCATCTGAAAAGGTTATTGTAGTGAGGAAATATCCTCATATCGTGGAGTTGGTCAGTCTGAAAGATCCTAAACGGTTAGTGACCATGACATACATAGAGCTTTTGAGGCAGAAAAAGGCCAGAGCAAGGAAGAAAGCATTGACAGCAGGGAGGTGACAGGGATAGATAAAGAAATTTTGATTGAGTATTCCGATGCACTGGCGAGGGTGAAACTTCTTCGGGAGCAGCTGCAGAAGAAGCAGGATCACCTGGATAGGCTTAAGGAACAGGGCTATATGGTGGCGGATACAGTGACCAGGGGGAAGAGAGGCAAGAAGCCCCTAGGGACGGCGGTGATTGTCGGGTATCCATTTCCTGAATCCCAGAAAACCGCGAGGGCCTACGAAAGAAGCCATGCCATCCTGATGGACGAGGAACAGGAGCTTCTGGAACTAATCAGTCAGGTGGAGGAGTACATAGCTGGGGTTGATAAAGTGGAGATCAGGAACATCATGACCCTGTACTACGTGGAAGGTTTAAACTGGGTGCAGGTGGCTCATAGAATGAATGATTTGTATAAGGATCAGATCTACAAGGGGAAGATGAGATGTTACACAGACGATAGCTGCCGACGTAAACATGAATATTATTTGGAAAATTTTTGATTTTGACGGTTTTGACGCTTTTTCTATGGTAATATTTAAACTGGAAAGTCTGTAAACAGATAAATCCATTGGAAAACATCCCCTTACGGCTGTTGAGTATAATACATACTTTGCAGCCGTTTTAACTTTAATCATTGGCATATAAAATGATAAGAATGACAAAAGAAGGCTTAAAACGCTAATATATGCAAAAAGTGGTTGATATTTTTTATTGTATGTATTAAACTGAACTTAATATAACAGCTTTGCACGTGATTTATTTCAAATTTTGTCTGAATTTGCGTTGATAAGGTTGTATTTTTTATTATATTGGGGCGTATAATAGTATGAACAAGAACAAAAGTAAAAAACCTGAAATCAAAAGTACAAACTTTTTTGATTTTATAATGTCTATTGGAAGTGGTTTTTCAAATTTATTAAAAGTTGAAAAGGTAATCAGCATTGTTATTTTATATATTGTTTACCGAGATTTCATTTTTATTCGTAGATTACCACCAGGTACCGATTATCAAAGTTTTTTAATTGATACAAAAATAATAGAAAAAGTCTTTGAATCAAATAGTAATACTATAATAATATTAGGTTCTATTATTGCTTTATTACTAATTGTTGTTTGTCTATTGATTTTAAGTATAAAATTTATATATAAAAAAGAAATTGATAGATTATCTGAAATAAGAAGTTTGTTAATACATAATATGCAAGATGATAATTTCACACCAATAATAGAACATAAAACGTCTAAAAGTTTGGTGAAATTAAAACAGGAGGTGTGAACATGATAAGCACTAGTGGATGGCTATTTATTTGTATTCTACTCCTTATAATTAAATACTGTTTTCTTTTACCACATGAGGATAAACGTTTATTCTGCATGTATGAAGCTCGTGATAGCGTAGCGATGGCAGCAACACTAGGAGAAGTAGATCAAAACTCAAAAGAGTACAATTTTGTGATTAATCATATTAATTTTGAAATTTATTATATAAAAAATAATTATGATTTTTCCATACTTATTAATAACATTATACGGAGGCCTGAAAAAGTAAAAAGTTACTATGACTCTGTATATAAATTAATTAATGAATATGAAGTTTTGCAAAAGTCAATGAATGTTAGTAGCATTCATTTCTATAAAAGCCTAAACATACGATTATTTGTTTTTTATCTTATAGTTATTAAACCATTACATTTCATATTGGGTAGTGCATTAAGAGCATTTGAGATTTTTGAAAGTTTATCAATAATTGGTACTAATACTATAAAAAAAATGAATAAAAAATTAAGCGTTATAAAAGATATAGATAAGGATTATAAGACGTATAGAAGTAATTATCTAAAAAGAGCTTTATGAATTTTGAGGCACCCCTTCGGTGCCTCTTTTCTTTCCCACAGAGACGGCAACCCCGTCTCTTTTTTAATGTAAAAAACAGTCAGATTGGAAGGTGAGGTGAGACTGATGGCATTGACGGCCAAACAGAAAGTATTTGCAGATGAGTACCTGATAGATCTTAATGCCACCAGGGCTTATAAGGTAGCATATCCCAATGTCAAGAAAGATGAAACGGCAGCTGCTAATAGCAGTAGAATGCTAAGAAATGCTAAGGTTGAGGATTATATCCGGAAGCGCATGAAAGACCGAGAGAAGCGTACTGAGATCACTCAGGACATGGTTTTAAAGGAGCTTGCAAAGATCGGCTTTGCGGATGTTACAGATTTTGTGACGATTGAGAACAAAGGTATCCGTAGGGCGGTTCAAGTGAAAACCACTGATGAAATGCCTGGAGATAAGATGGGTGCCATTGCCGGTATTAAAGAAGGTGCTAATGGGATAGAGATCAAACTGAACGATAAGGGCAAGGCCCTGGAACTGATCGGTAGGCACTTGGGTATGTTTAAGGATAAGCTGGAAGTATCCGGTACCCTTGAGACTGAAAAAACCAAGCTTGACGATCTGGTCAATCAAATGCGTGGTGGTGATGGGTAATGAGTGACGAACGCCTACTTCTGTCAGAGAAGTACAAAGCCTTTCTAAAGTGTAATGCTCCGGTGGAGTTTTTAGAGGGGACAACGGCTGCGGGCAAGACTACGGTAGGCCTGTTTAAGTTCATGCTTAAGGTAGCAGAGAGCCCTAAGAAGCTGCACATCATAGCCGCAAAGGATACTGGAACCGCAGAGAAGAATATCATTAATAAGGATCTTGGAATCATAGATGATTTTGGCGTTCTAGCTGAGTACAACGGCAACGGAACCAAAGATGATAAGATCCCTCACATTCTCTTCCATACTTCCAGTGGCGATAAGATTATCTATGTAATGGGTTACGGAGATAAGAAGAAATGGCAGAAGGCCCTTGGAGGACAGTACGGCTGTCTGTATATTGATGAGATCAACACAGCTGATATAGAGTTTGTACGGGAATCTGCTATGCGTTGTGATTACCTGATGGGAACGCTTAACCCTGATGATCCGAACCTGCCAGTCTACAAGGAGTATATTAACTGTTCCCGGCCACTTACTGAGTGGAAGGACGAGACACCGAAAGAAATACTAGAAGAATTACAAGAGGAACCAAAGCCCGGCTGGGTGCATTGGTTCTTTTCTTTTACCCATAATTTGGGTCTATCCAAGGAGAAGCTGGAAAATATTATCCGGAATACGCCGAAAGGTACGAAGATATGGAAAAACAAAATTGAGGGCCTAAGAGGTAAGGCAACCGGCCTGATCTTCAGCAACTTTGACCGGAAGAAACATGTGGTAACTAAGGACTACGCGAAACAGTTTATCCGGAATCCGAATGATCGCCATCAGGCAGAATGGTTTGTACACTTTTCTGCTGGTCTGGATACTTCCTACTCCCAGAAGTCCCCGGATACCATTTCCATGAGTTTTATAGGTATTACAAACCGTGGGAATTGTTATGTACTTGATGAGAAGGTTTACAACAACGCAGATCTGGGAACACCTCTGGCCCCTACGGATACGGTACGTAATTATATTGATTTCCTTGATCGCAACCGGAATGAATGGGGATTTGCAAGAGATACCTTCATTGATTCCGCGGATCAGGCAACCATAACAGAGTTCTTAAAATACAAGCGATTGAATGGCAGTGTCTATAATTTTAATGATGCATGGAAGAAAGAGCAGATCATCGACCGTATAATTAATCAGTTGAACTGGTTTGCTGACGCAGGATCAAGGCCGTGTTTCTACATCGTGGACACTTGCTCCAACTATATCCGAGAGCTTGAAGTATACAGCTGGCTGGAAGATAAGGACAATACGCCAGAGGATAAGAACGATCACATGGTAAACAGTGTGCAGTATGCATGGCTGCCTTACGAGGTGAAAATTGGAACAGGAAGGAGGAGTTCATAAGTGGGTTGGTTTAAAGATATGTATTTCAAGTTACTTAAGATTGTCGGAGCAAAAGAGAGGCAGGTGGTTATAAAGGAACCCCTTTCTTTTCAAGGGAATGTGCTAAAAAATAAAATTTGGTACCGCGGGGATCCATCAGAGCTGGAACAGTTCTTTAAGCAGACAGCTTACTGCGATGTATTTAAAGCTAGGTTTTGGGCCTCTGTTCCATTTCGGAAAGTGAGAAAAATCCATTCCGGTATTGTGGGAATTGTGGTGGATCGATTCAAAGATATTATCACAGCTGATCTTAATGATATCAGTTTCGGAGAAAATGGAGAAGTGCAGCCGCTTAAGGATTTATGGGAGGAGATCGCAAAGGACAACGACTTTGAAGGACTCCTGGGTGAAGCGGTGGCTGGTGCGCTATCAGTTGGAGACGGTGCTTTTAAAATAAGTCTTGATGAGGTCAGTAAATACCCGATTATAGAATTTTACGAAGCGGACCGGGTGGAGTATAAATACCAACGGGGCAGGTTAGTTGAGATTGTCTTCTCAACAAATTACTCATATCCAGATAACAGGGAAAAGGAATACCGCTTAGAGGAAACTTACGGAATAGGATATGTGACTTATAAACTCTTTGATGATGGAGGAGGAGAGGTCCCACTCAATACCCTCTCGGAAACAGCAATTTATGAAGACACTGCCTATGATGGCGACTACATCATGGGTGTACCCCTTATCTTCTTCACGTCAAGCAAGTGGAAGGGACGAGGCAAAGCCCTCTTTGAAGGAAAGACGGACGATCTGGACGCTTTGGACGAAGTAATCAGCCAGTGGCTTGATGCAGTAAGAAAAGGGAGAGTGAACCGATATATTCCAGAGGATATGGTTCCCAGGGATCCGAACACCGGGAAGCTCATAGAACCGAATGAGTTTGACAATGATTACATAGCCATCGGAGCAGTAAAGAAAGAAGGGTACAGCGATAAAATTGAGGTGGTCCAACCTCAGATCTCCTACGAAGCGTATCTAAACAGCTATTCCTCCTTTCTAGATCTGGTCCTGCAGGGTATCATTTCCCCATCTACTCTTGGTATTGACCTGAAAAAGACAGACAATGCAGAAAGCCAAAGAGAAAAGGAGAAAATCACCACACACACCAGAGGAACGCTGGTTAAGGTACTATGCAAGGTTCTGCCAGAACTGATAAGTAAAATTATGATGACTTATGACCATATGCAGGAAAAGGCTCCTGGAGAGTATGAGGTTTCTATCAAGTTTGGAGAATATGCCGCCCCGGGCTTTGATTCTGTTGTAGAGACAGTCAGCAAGGCCAGAACCAGTGGAGTTATGAGCATAGAAAAATCCATAGATGAGATGTACGGTGATACTCTGACGGAAGACGAAAAGGCAGAGGAAGTCAAGCGGATCAAGAAGGAGCAGGGTATCTTTGAAACAGAAGAACCTGAATTAAACACGAAAGGGGTGAAGATTCTTGAAAGTGAAGGTAATGAACCGCCTTTACAAAATGAGCCAGCCGGAGTATCAAGGGCTCCTGAAGGTAGCAAGTGAGCAGGTTCCTTTCGGTATTTACGCCGTGGAGAAAAAGGAATACGCGGAGCTCCGTTGTGATAAATGCAAAAGTATTACGCAGCTGAAAGAGCTCACTCGGCAGTTCAAGGCTCAAGGGTATAAAGTTTTGGCAAACGGCAGGTGACGGCATGAATGAGTATGATATCGCGGCTGCCTTTGAGGCCATAGAACAGGAACTGATCTCTTCCATGATCCGTAATATGGACCGGCATCGAGCTGAAGAACTTAAAGAATGTTACGAGTGGTCCATGTGGCAGACTGAACAGCTTAAGGCTCTGGAAAAATATAAACTGGAAAATCAGAAGAAGTACAGCAAACAGTTTAAAAGCATCAATGCTCAAATAGGAGAGTTGATCTGGCAGGCCAGACAGCAGGGAAGCATGAAGCAGGAGGAGCAGATCCTCCGGGCTATTAAGAATGGCTTTAAAAACTATAAGCCCGCTTCGGCAGCCATGCAGGCAGAGTTTTTCAAACTGAATACCCGGAAACTGGAGGCTCTGATCAAGGCAACCAGTAATGATATGAAGAAAGCAGAAACAGCGGTCTTGCGAATGGCAAACGACCAGTATCGTAAGGCTATTTTTAGTGCCCAGGTATATGCAAATTCCGGAGCCGGTACTTATGAAAAAGCAGTGGATATGGCGACCAAGGATATGCTTTCACGAGGTCTTAACTGTATTGAGTACAAAAACGGAGCCCGTCATACTCTGCCTGATTATGCAGACATGGCAATCCGGACGGCTAGTAAACGGGCCTACCTACAGGGAGAAGGAGAGAAACGCCAGGAGTGGGGAATCAGTACGGTTATCGTAGCAAAGCATGGGAATCCATGCCCCAAATGCCTCCCCTTTGTAGGAAAGGTCCTGATTGATGATGTATGGAGCGGGGGAAAGGTTTCTGATGGAAGGTATCCTCTGATGAGTACGGCAATGGCAAGAGGCCTATATCATCCACGGTGTAAGGATAGCCACAGTACATACTTCCCAGGTATTTCTACCGCAGATGATACCTGGACAAAAGAGGAACTTAGGGCTATTGAAAAGGGCTATAAAAAAGAACAAGATCAGCAATATGTCCAGAGGCAGGTTGATAAGTTTGGACGGCTGGCTGAGTATTCCCTTAATCCTGAAAACAAAAAGAATTATGGTAAGAAAGAAAAAGAGTGGAAACAGCGACTTGCTAAGTATCGGAATACTGATATAATGGAAACAGAGAGATGGACGCAGGAAGCCATTGAGCTGCGAAGGTTGGATGAGGCTTCTATCGCCGGACATAAGAGTGAGTATGGAATATTGTACGACGCTTACGGAAATAAGCTATTTAAGAAGCACGGAGGGAAACACGAAATCGTTTATACCCCGGAAGAAGCAGCATTGATGAGAGATGGAGTTTTAACTCATAATCATCCTGGCGGAGCAACCTTCTCTCCTGATGACATTAGCATGCTTGGCGATACTGGACTTTCAGAGTTGAGAGCCATTGGGCGTGATGGTATATATGTACTGAAACAACCCAAAGAATGGCCGGAGGCTATTAATACATTAGAGAAGATGTACAAGGAGTATGAAGCCACTCAGAAAGCACTGGAAAAGGATATGCATGAAGAATATTTGTCAGGTAGAATTAATAATAATCAAGACTATTCCATCGAATATCAAAAACGAATAGTAGAGCAGTTAACAGATAAATTTGGATTGACTTATTTTAAGGAGGACAGGTAGGAGTGGAGGAGAAAAGAGTAAGATTTGGTGAAGTTGATAAGCCGTTTAGTGAATATCCCAAAGGTACTGTATTTGTTCAATCAGATAATGTATTTATTCCCCTGCCGTCAAAGGAAGAAATAGAAGAGTATGTGAAAAAGAAGGAATCCACCAGTCAGTAAAATGGCCGGTGGTATTTTTATATTCAAAAGTTGTGATATCGCAACAGAAGGGAGAACGGAATGAAATATCGAAAGAAACCTGTGGTAATTGAGGCTTTTAAGTGGACAGGAGGACCCGATCAGGAAGAGGATCCGGTATGGATTGTGGAAGCCATCAAAAAAGGAGAGGTATCGTTTAGGAATATCGGGTGTCCTGATGTCCAGTGTTACATTAAACATTGGAGGGGATAATGGCTGCTTCTGTCGGTGACTACATCATCAAGGGCGTAAAAGGAGAACTTTATCCTTGCAAGCCTGATATCTTCGAAGCTACTTATGAACCGGCAGAATAATAGGAGGTGATCCAATTATCTCCCTCCGGGTGGCGGGGTGAAGCTACCTACTGAATAATACAGCTATCAAGCGCGCAGGACTTCCTGGGCGTTATTTTATTGCAAGGAAAGGATGAGATCATGAAAAAAGAAGAATTTGTTGCATTGGGAATCAGTGAGGAACAGGCCGCAAAAGCTGCAGAGGCGTCTAAAAAGGAGCTGGAGTCTTATGTTCCCAAAGCAGACTACGAAGCTGCCAATCAGGTAAAGGGGCAGCTGGAAAAGGATATCAAAGATCGGGATAAGCAACTGGAAGACTTAAAGAAGAACAGTGGAGACAATGCAGAACTGCAAAAGCAAATTGAAACCCTGCAGGCGGAAAACAAAGCCGTGATGGAAAAGAACGAAGCAGATATGAAGGAGCTGAAACTTTCCACTGCCATTAAGCTGGCCCTTGGTGAGTCTGCCCAGGATGCAGATCTGGTATCTGGCTTGTTTGATAAATCCAAACTGATTCTTTCCGATGATGGGAAGATCACTGGCCTGGAGGAGCAATTGAAGTCCATAAAGGAATCCAAACCATTTTTATTTAAAGAGCAGAAGACAGAACCAGCAAAGAATGCGGGTTTCCGTCCTCTGGGTGCTCCTGGTCAACAGACCCAGGTAACAACAAAAACCGATGAAGGTAAGGTGGATATGAAAGCAGCCATTGAAGCAAAGCTTCAGGCGCAGATGCCTTCCAAATAAATTTTAAGGAGATGAATGAACTATGGCTATTACGTTAGAAGAAGCAAGAAAAAATGTGCAGGACGACCTGCAGATCGGGGTGATTGATGAGTTCAGAAAATCCAACTGGATTCTGGATCATATCACCTTTGACGATGCCGTTTCCCCGACCGGAGGCGGAGCAACCCCTACTTATTCCTACACCAGACTAAAAACACAGCCTACGGCGCAGTTCCGTGAGATCAACAAGGAATATACGCCCCATGAGGTCACCAAGGAACGTCATTCTGTTGATATCAAGGTATTTGGTGGATCTTATCAGATTGACCGTGTGATTGCCAATATGGGCGGTATCGTATCTGAGGTAGAGCTACAGCAGTCCCAGAAAATCAAAGCAGCTCAGGCATTATTTAATGATACATTTATCAACGGTGACAGTGCTGTGGACAGTAATGCTTTTGACGGTTTGGAAAAAGCTCTGGCTGGAAGCTCCACGGAGTATAATGCTGGAGAATCAGTCATTGATTTATCCACATCCCAGCTGGTAACGGATAATTTCCAGTACTTCCTGGATATGCTTGACGAATTCCTCCGAGGGCTTGATGGAGAGCCATCTTTTATTGCCGGAAATACCAAGCTGATCTCTAAGCTTAGGGCCTGTGCAAGACGAGCTTCCATGTATCAGGTAACAAAGAGCGACTGGGGAACCAATGTGGAAGCCTATGGAAATATTCCTTTCGTGGATTTGGGAGCGAAGCCTGGAACCAATAATGAAGTAGTAGGCATTGATGCAACCAAAGGAACCACATCCCTTTTTGCGGCAAGGCTGGCACTTGACGGACTCCATGGAGTTTCCTTTGCAGGTGTGGCACCGGTACAGACCTGGCTTCCTGATTTTACCACAGCAGGAGCAGTAAAGACTGGCGAGGTGGAAATGAATGCTGCAATCGCATTAAAGGCTTCCAAGGCAGCCGGTGCATTCCGCAATATCAAAGTAAAATAGGAGGGTTATTTATGAAGGTATATGCTCCAAACAAGCAGTACACTGGTGTTTCCGCCAGTGTATCTTTTTGCAATGGCGTGGGAGAGACAGACGATCCCTGTCTGATTAATTGGTTCCGCAGTCATGGTTATGAGGTGGAGACTCAGATACGAAACCAAGAAGAGCCTCCGGAAGAAAATCCCGAGGGTCCAGAAGAAACTACTGAAAAGGAAGCAAAGAAGGGGAAAGCTGCAAACCAGAAAGCGGGTGTCTAAGATGTCTTATGTCCCCTACGTTACACCAGATTATTACAAAGGGACCTATAGAGGCAGCACTGTACCAGAGGAAGAGCTGGAAAGGCACCTCCGACAAGCCAGTCGTCACATTGATTCCCTGACCTACAATCGCATTGCGGGCAGGGGATTTTCCGATTTGACTGAATTTCAACAGGAAGTCATTCAGGAAGTGATCTGTCAGCAGGCCGATTTTGAATACGAGAATGCGGACGAGATTGGCACGATCCTATCCAGTTACAGTCTAAATGGTGCATCGGTTCAGTTCGGGAGCTCCTGGAATGTTTTCACGGATAAGGGTATTGCCATGAAGCGAGACGTATATGCCCAGCTGTCCCAGACAGGTCTATGCTGCCGGTTAGCGAGGTGAGCCTATGAAATATCCATGTTTGGTACCGAAACGGCTGTGTAAGATCGATATTCACGTTCACTTGGAAAGTGAGGAAACCAACAACCTGAGTGAACCAAAGTATGTAGCCGATCTGGACCTTAAATGTAACTTCCAGGACCGGGCAAAGACGATCCTTACAGCAGAAAAGAAACTGGTCCAGATAACCGGAACGGCCATGTTCCCTGGTGATATTGCACCAGACTTCCCAAGTTTAAGCGGTGGTACAGTTAATGTGTTTGGGGAAGAGAGGCGGATTGAGCAGGGGACCAAAAACCGGAACCCGGATGGAACAGTGAACTTCTGTACTTTAGAGGTAGTCTGATGCAGGTTAAATCAACGGTCAAAATGAACATGCCCCGGATCCGGCAACTGACGCAGGCTACGGTAACTGCTTTGGAAATGACAGTAGAGGCGTTACATACAGAAGTGATCCAGGCTCAGGTCGTGCCTTTTGATACCGGATATCTTCAGGGGGAGAGCTTCTTTGCTGACTATTCCGATTCCTCTAAAGGGAAGGTACAGCTCGTTTTAAGCACCCCTTATGCAAGGCGTCTATATTTCCACCCTGAATATAACTTCCAAACAGATGAGAACCCCAATGCAAGAGGCCACTGGTTTGAAGATTGGGAGCTGGGAGGAAGCAAAGCTGGCTTTGCACCCAAAATATATAAGAATTTTTATAAGAAAGTAGGTGGTGTGTAATGTTGTCTTTAAAGGATATCCGCCAGTACATTTCAAGTCTGGCCGTTACTGAAGACGATAATGTTTATATCGGTAAGCTGGATAATAAAAAGCAAAAGTCCATCGGGGTTTATAGTCGACCCTCCACCGGTTCGGCCAATATTGCCATTGGTGGTCTCGAATGCACCACTTATGATACAAAGCCAGTTTCTCTGCTCGTCCACTGGTGCAAAAGCAAAGACGAAGCTGAGAGAGCGGCTTACAGCTTATTTGAGAAACTAAGAAGTGTATCCAGCCTGACCATAGGAGATACCCATATAAATTTCCTACGCTTGATGGTTCCTGAACCGCAGGACGTTGGTACTGATGACGATGGGGTATATGAATATGTGATCTGGCTGGATTTTATTTTTGAAAGGAACAGGTGAAAGATATGGACGGTACTGCAAAGGTATATCCGGTTAATAACAATAAATTTAAAGTCGGTTTGGGTGGACTTAAGGACACTATGGCCATGATAGCCAATTTAACGAACTTCGCCCCCAGCATTGAGGGTGGTGTAGAGGAATGGAACGCCATGGAGCATGGAGGCTGGGGTGATGCTATGATGACCAGCAAGAAGCTGTCCTTCTCCTTCCAGGGAAAGCGCACCTATGGAGATCCAGGAAATGATTACATTGCAGGTCTTGCTTGGAAGTCCGGAAATGATGTGGTAGCTCCATTTGAATGGGAAATGCCCTCTGGTGCAAAAGTGAGCTTTGATGCAATAATCAACGTGACCACTCCTGCAGGTGGAGAAAGTACAGCAGTAGATGCTTTGGAGTTTGAAGTTAAGTGTAAGGGTAAGCCAATCTTTACAGCGGCGTCAGGTTCAGGAGAACAAGGAGGAAATAACTTATGGCAAAAGTAATTGATATTACAGAGAAACTGACTTTTGAGGGGAACCCCTCATTGATGATCAAGGGCAAGAAGCTGGAAGTAAATGCCGACGCTCCCACGATGTTAAAGGTTATGGGGCTCATGAGTGCAGAGGACCCAGGTGTTAATGAGATCCTTAAAGCTTACGACATGATGTTTCCAGAGAAATCTAAAAAAGAGATTGAAAAGTTGGGACTTGGCTTTAATGACCTGATCGTGGTGGTGCAGGAAGCTGTTGGCCTGATCGTGGGAGATGTAAACGGCCAGGGAGAGCTGTGACCCGTACTACGATTTATTTGAGGACTGGGATCTGATTGTCTCCAGTTTCCTTTCGCAGTACGGGTTGAGAATACGGACTAAAGAATTTGAATCAGTAGTCTGGGATGAATTTAAGATTTTGCTTTCTGGAATCGATCCAGAAACCCCTCTGGGACGGATTGTGGCAATCCGATCAGAGACAGATAAGAATGTTATCAAGAGTTTTAATAGCGATCAAAGGCGCATTTACAATGAATGGCGCAATCGGAAAGCAGAGGCCATGGCTCCAGCAACCTATGAACAGGAAATGGTAGCTCTGGAGCAGATGTTTGCGCAGCTGTGTAGATAGGAGGGGGATCAATATTGAAAAAGAAAAGATAAAGGTTAAATGCCCCTATTGCGGATATCCGGTTAATGTGTTTCGTACTAAGGATGCGGTCTGCAAAGGGATTTTTTTAAAATGTAAAAACAAGGATTGTAAGAAAGAATTTGAGTTGAAACTCTAAGACGCTGTGCCGATGTGCCTGTCTTATCTAAAGGCAGGTGATATTATGGCTGACAGCGTGGGGCAGATCGGGCTCGACCTTGTAGTAAATAAAAACAGTTTTGATAAGCAGATGGCTGGCATTCAGGGACTTGCCATGAAAGCTGGTAAGGCTCTGGCTGCCGCTTTTGCTGTTAAGAAGATCATTGATTTTGGAAAAAGTGCTATAGAGTTGGGCTCACAGCTGGCTGAGGTGGATAACGTCATTCAGCAGGCCGTACCCAGCATGGAGAAACAAATAGATTCGTTTGCCAAAAACGCAATCCAGCAATTTGGTATGTCCGAGACAGCGGCTAAACGTTATACCGGTGTTTTTGCTTCTATGGCTCGTGGCTTTGGGTTTACTGAAAAGTCAGCGGCTTCTATGGGAACCTCCCTTACAGGTCTTGCGGCGGATGTGGCATCTTTTTATGATACAAGCCAGGCCGAAGCGTTTACCAAGCTGAAAAGCATTTTTACGGGTGAAACAGAAAGCTTAAAGGATTTGGGTGTTGTTATGACCCAATCTGCCTTAGACGCCTATGCATTGGCAAACGGATACGGAAAAACAACAAAGTCCATGTCTGAGGCTGAGAAAGTGGCCTTAAGATATGCTTTCGTTCAGGAAAAGCTTAGATTTGCCCAAGGTGACTTTGCCAGAACTTCCGGGAGCTGGGCGAACCAAGTTCGTATTTTAAGTGAACAGTTTAATGCCCTAAAGGCTACCATCGGGCAGGGGCTTATCAATGTCCTAACCCCGGTAATTCAGGTCATTAATACTATCATCGGGAAGCTGATGAGTCTTGCCAATGCATTCAAGGCGTTTACGGAGCTGGTTACAGGAAAGAAAGGTTCCGGAGGGGGTGTATCGGCTGCAGCGGCTTCTGGCATGGAGGCTATCACCGATGCAGCGGATAATGCTTCTGGTGCTATCGGGGGAACAGGCGGAGCTGCCAAGAAAGCGGCTAAGGATATCAAGGGAATGTCTACCGGAATCGATGAATTGAACATCATTAGCCCGGATACCGGTAGTGGCGGCGGATCAGGTAGTGGATCTGGCTATGCTGCAGATGAGTTTGACATGGGTTCCCTTGATACTTCTGGCGTTGATGAAGTTAGCAATAAGTATCAGGGCCTAATCGACAGAGCGAAAGAATTAGCTGAATTATTTAAGACAGGCTTCAGTATTGGCTTTGGGGATACTTCTGTGCTGGATAGTGTAAAGCAGTCGATACAAGGCATCGGAGAGAGCCTGAAAGGCATTTTCACTGATCCGGCCGTCCTGGCCTCCGCAGAGGAATTCGGAAACAGGATTGCGGTAAACCTGGGGAAGGTTGCTGGAAGTTTTGCATCTATAGGTGCAACGATAGCGGATAATCTGCTGGGTGGGATTAATAAATTCCTGGAACAGAACAGCGGTAGGATTAAAGAATATCTGATATCCATGTTTGATATCGGAGGGAGTATTGCTGATATCGTCGGCAATTTCAGCGTGGCATTTGCTACGATTTTTTCATCTCTTCGAAGTGATAGTGCAAAGCAAATTAGTGCTGATCTGCAAGGCGTTTTTGCAGAAGCTTTTACGGGCGTTACAGAGCTGGTCGGCAAACTGGCTAGGGATTTGCTTGATACTATTACAGCTCCTTTTATTCAGAACAGGGACTTAATTAAGCAGACACTGGAAGATACCTTTTCTGCTGTGGAGCCCATCTTCTCCGAAATAAAATCTATTGTAGAAGAAGTCTTCACAAAAATAAGCGAAACATATGACGCCCACGTAAAGCCTATGTTCGATTCTTTTAAGCAAGGTTTTACTGAGATTGCTACAAAGTTTTTGGAACTTTATAATACCCATTTCCTTCCAGTGCTAACCTATTTATCTGAGAAATTCCAAGAGTTCAGAGAACAATATTTGTCTCCCCTGATTGATAAATTCATGGAGTTTGCAGGGAAAACGGCTGATGCCATAACTGTGTTGTGGGAAAATGTTTTGCTGCCTTTTATCCTTTGGTTTATGGAAACGGCGGCTCCGATTATAGCGGAATTTATTAAAAATGCTATCGATAGATTTTTTCATTTTTTCGAGAGCGTAAGCAGAGTTATTGATGACATCCTAACGGCTTTAGGTGGCCTTATGGACTTTATCATCGGTGTATTCACTGGTGACTGGGAACGGGCTTGGGAAGGGATAAAATCTTTTTTTGACGGTATTTGGAAAACCATAAAAGACATCATAACTGTTGCCTTAGAGTACATGGCTTTAAAAGTAAATCTTGTGCTTGATGCTATAAAAGGTATTTGGGAGTTGATCTGGAATGGTATTAAAACCCTTGCGTCAAACATCTGGGATTCGATCAAAAGCAAAGCCGCCGAAGTCTTCGAAGCGATCAGGGATAAGCTGTCTGAAATTTGGGACAGTGTAAAGGCCACCATTGAGGAAAAGTGGACTACTATAAAGGAATGGTTCGGGGAAATCTGGCAGAAGATCAAGGAAGTATTCAAGCTGGATGAAATGCTGGAAATCGGTAAGGCGGTAATGAATAAGCTTTGGGACGGTATGCAGGCGGTATGGAAAGATGTTACCAAATGGCTCGACGGTGTTGTGAAAGCAGTGGGAGAAGCCTGGGACAAGGTGGTAAGCGGAGCAAAGAACCTGATTAAAGGCGCCAAGGACAATGAAGAAGAAAAAGAAGATAAAAAAGGATCCTCCAGTCCGGGAAGTAGTAAAGGGTATGTAAATAGCGGCCCAGGTGTAAAGGGCCGTGCAACCGGTGGATTTCCAGAGTCCGGTAGCCTTTTCGTAGCCAATGAAAATGGTAATCCCGAAATGGTAGGAAGCTGGGGAGGCAAGGCTGCGGTTGCCAATAACATGCAGATTACGGAGGGAATCACCAGGGCAGTGCAGTATGGCATGAGATCCGCCATTGCTCCGCTGGCTTCCAGCATGAGCGCCATTGTCAGCAATGCAACCCCGCAGCTGTCCCTAGTCGGCACTACCGGACGTAATGTAAATACGGCAGATCAGGTCCAGGCTATGGCTGGCCGAGCTATGGCGATGCCTACAGAAGGCATGTCGGATCATTATCTGTCCATTATGGTAGATCTTCTCCGGAAGATCATAGAACTGATTGAGGCCATGGATTTGACTGTAAATATTGATATCAGGGAGATTAAAAAGAAATTATCCGATCTGGACAAGAGAAGCGGTTTCTCTCTAAGAACAACTTAAGGAGGCGGTACACATGGCAGTAATAACAATCAATGGCCGGGAGTTTCCGTCTCCCGACATTGGCGGAAATCTGGTGGTGGCAACGAATGTAAGTGACGGAAAAAATGCTCTGGGGGAGTTTATAGGCCAGAGAGTGGGAAGAGATCAATATAAATTTGAGAACCTACAATGGAAGTTTTTAGACGCTACCACCTGGGCAGCCATGCTGCAGGAGTTTGATAAATTTGTGGTGACAGCAAGAATCCCGGATATGGTACATAATCGCATGATGACAATCCGCATGTATCCGGGAAACCGGACGGCTACACCGATTGAATTTGATAAAGACGGGCTCCCTACGCGCTATATGGACTGTAAGGTGAACGTCATTGATTGCGGGGTGATTGAGTAGTGCAGCCAGCAAGCCAGAAATATAAAGAACTGATGCGAAGGGAATTCAGAGATCCTTTTTCCCATCTCCGTGTCACTATCGGCTTAATCAACCAGGAAGCCCAGGCCAACGCCTACGTCCCAAACAAAGAAAACTACACGTATTACAGCAGTTTCAAAATGCCCCTGGACAATTATGAGGTCAAGGAGCTATATGCCACCTGTGACCAGGACTACACGGCGGTGGACGGCAGTATGTACTTCCTTCCAAGGGAGAGAGCGGATGTGGTGCTCAATCAGGGCCTTGTCTCAAAGAATCTACTTGGCCCAACTGAAATACGGTTTCCGATTGAGTATGACATCAAAGGCTTAACGATTGAGTTTGGAAAAGCCTACCCGGTGGATTTTGTCATAGAATCCGATAATAATACGGTGGAGATCACTGGGAATGCAGGTGGCCACTTTGTCACAGAGGAAATATTTAACGGCGCTACGTTCCTGCGCCTCATTCCCTCAGTTATGGTAAACGGCCACAGCCGGTTCCGGATCCACAAGATCACAATGGGGATTGGTATTTACTTTGATAATAGAAAGATCCTCTCAGCCACTAAAAGGGAGCATGTCAGTCCTATCATGGAGGAGCTGCCGACCATTGATTTTAATCTGACCGTAAACAATAAGGACCGGGCTTTTGATGTGGAGAACGTCGAAAGCTCTGTAAACTTCCTGGAGATTGGCCAGGATATTACTGTTCTATATGGACAGGAGCTTGATGATGGATCCGTCGAGTGGCTTCCTGGTGCGACTGTTCAGCTGAAGGAATGGTCTGCAGATGATGAACAGATGGAGTTTTCAGCAACAGATCGGTTTGACGGCATGGACGGGACCTATTATAAGGGCCTGTACCGACCGGAAGGGATCAGCCTGTATGATCTGGCGGTTGATGTGTTTTCAGATGCCAAGGTGGATTCCCGGACCTACTGGATCGATCCCTATCTAAAGTCTGTGAAGGTTTCCAACCCGATGCCGATTGTCTCACACAAGGAAGCACTGCAGCTGATTGCAAATGCTGGCCGGTGTATCCTCTATCAGGACAGGAGTGGCAATATCTTTTTACGATCCAGTTTCATTCCAGACATGGGTGCCGATGCAGAAGATGGGGCGGAGTACAGTCTGGCCGGGAACGTCTTAAAGCCGGGAAAGAAGGCGGAATACGCTTCCTACGCATCAGATTTTACGAGGGCGGATGCCAGTCAGTATTTTATCGCTGAACAGGCCCCCTATCTGGATACCGGCTATGTTAGCCAGGCTATGAGCAGAGAGGACGGTACTTTTTTAGAAAATCCCCGTGTTACAGTGCAGTTAGAAGCTTCCTTTACCTGCTTTGGAGTGCAATTCCTTTTTGGAGGAAATCCTCCGGAAGAATTTGTCATACATACATTCCTGTTCGGAGAACCGGTGGAAGATATTACAATCCGGGAGATCAGCCAGGAAACGATTGTTAGCCGGGAGTTTAATACCTTTGATCGCATGGAGATTGAGTTTACAAAGGCGCCTCCGCACAACCGGATCTTGCTGGACTACATCGGTTTTGGAGACATGACAGACTACCACCTGGAATATGGCCATGAACTGACGAAGACTCCGAAAGGTATCCAGCAGGCCAAGGTAAGGGAGCTGCAGGTGATCCGAACTATTTACAATCAGGCCGGGGAGAACAAAGAACTTACCAAAGAGACAATTGTAGTCACGCCCGTAAAAAACAGGTATACATTCTACTTTTATAACGCCGTTTACAATTTGACATGTGCACTGACGGAGCCACGGGTGGGACAATCAGCGACTATAGTAGAAAGTAGTAACTACTTTGCAACCGTGGAGATCACGGGGGTTGCAGGTGCCGTTGAAGTCTCTATATCAGGCAGGGAATACACGACAAGCCAGGCAAAGGTAAGCAGGCAATTAAACCCTGCTGGCAGCCTGGAGACCTGGGAAAATCCCCTGGTATCTGATATGATCCATGCTACTGACTTGGCCGACTGGATCGGTAACTACATGAAAGCTGACCGGGAGTATGAACTGCAATACCGGGGGGAACCCCGTATCGATGCAAATGATCTGGCCTTCTTAGAGAATCGCTATGTCCCCGATATGCTAATACGGATTTATGACCATACCCTTAAATTTAACGGAGCGTTATCTGGATCGATCAAGGCAAGGAGGTATATGGATGTGGATACAACCTAAGATCTGGAAGAAAGATGATCACTTTAATATAGAAGATTATAACCGGATCAAGAATAACCTTCAGGAGCTTCGGGCGCTGGCTGTTACCTTATATCCGGATTTTGCAATCAAAGAAATGGGACCTGATAAGACCTATCAGGACTATAGTTTCTATGCGGATGAAATCAATATCATGGAAGAGAATCTGGGGCGGATACGTGACGGGATATACCCTTTCTGGAAGGGTGAGACGGTTACCTGGTACGAGAATCAGCCCTTCCCAGATTACCGAGCCTTAAATCGTATTGAGGGGGGCTGCCTGAAAATGTATGAGAACCTGATGGGACAATCCAGGGGCCGCCCTCGATGTACCTTCCATCTTGGCCGGGGGAGGTGTGCAGTATGTCGGTAAAGTATGCGAGAGCCATTATAGATGGCGTTACCTATGAGCTGACGTTGGGAGGGGACGGTTTGTATCACGCTGTTATCCCGGCCCCCAAAGCGGCTGGCACGGATTTGATGGAGTACCGAAG